CACCGAATACAGCTGTACCATTAGTTAGACTAAACATATAATCAAAATTTGCACTGCCTGGTAATGAAGCACTATTAAACCACAAAGAGATAGTGCAGTCTCCGTCACTTGGGGCTAAATCTCGTTCGTCAACTAGTAAATGATCATCTGAACCATCAAAGCTCACGCTGTATTCGTTAGGAAAACCAGCAAACTGGCTACCTATCACACCAAGGTTAAATGTTGGGAGACTGTACATTTTAGGAAGCGGTGTCCCCAGCTAAGACAAAAATATCAGCGGCATAAGCTACTATGCTTGCCACTCCATACTGAGCATTAATCTTCGTGTGTGATTGTCTGTTATTTATCGTAGTAGAAGATGCAGTAAAGCTAACCTGACCTGCTCCCTTTTGCACGAAGCTACAATTAAATCCAGCACCCAATCCGCTTGGTACTGTTACAGTTACAGCAGAGGCATTATTAAGTACCACTACTTTTCCATTGTCGCTCGCTAATAAAGTGTACGCTGTCCCTGTCTGATCGTTAATGGATGCGTCAAATCCTAATATCTCAGCTCCATCAAAGTTAGCATCTGTCAAATCTCCTGCTGATACGCTTTGTAAGGCACTATCTGCCGTAGCTCCTTGTGCTGCTGTAGCGTAATCGCTGCTTGCTGTTGTTGCTGCTGTGCCTAGTCCTAAATCAGCTCTGATATTACTTAAACCTGTTGCATCTATTTCTCCTAAACTTACATAGTTAGAACCGTTAGCAGCTAACATAGTCCCGTTGCTTATAGAAACTAAGGATATGTCAGTTAAATTATTAGCTAACGACTGAGTGGCTGCTTGAAGTTCAGAAACCTTAACACTAAAAGTTGAACCTGCTGAAGTATCGTTAAGAGGTAAGATATCGTTTGCATCAGGTGTAGCATTTAAAGGAGTAAGTTCAGATATTTTTTTGTTAGCCATCTTGAATAATTTTAAAAGGTGATGTTAAAGATAGGAGTGGAAAAGAAAAACTGCCCACTTTTAAAAGTTATAAGCCTTGCGTGGATGAACTGCCCTGAATTAGCTCCTATCGTTGATAAATCTACAGTTACTGTTGTGGTAGGTGCAAGGACAGTATTAGCAACTGAAATCGTTGGAGTAGTTAAAGTATAAACATTTACATTATAATTAACAGCATCAGCCACTGCATCCCAATTAAATACGGCAGTGCTTCCTGTTATAGTCACACTAAGAGTGTTGTCTGAATTAGTGTAAGTGTTGATACCTGGTGCTATCGGAGAATCTTCATCGAACTGTAAAGTCTCACTAGCTTCTGTTTGTATTATCTCTCCTGCTTCCGTTAACAAAGCATCCGTAATCGCATCAAAACCATAAAGCTCCTCAAAGCTAGGTCTTACAAACTGATTAGGTAAACCTTCTAAGCTACTAGGTTTCGCCTGTTCTGATGGAAAGATGATTGACATCTGTTGTTACAGGGAGTGTGTAGTTCCTCTAGCGTATACACTGTAAGTACCGTCAGAACGAGCACTTATGTTAGCTCTAATTTTTTCGTAGTGACCGTGATCATCTCGAACCATATAAGATCCGTTAGCTGTTATTGTTTCGCTATGCACTGTAAAAAAACTACCTGCTATTTCTGCTTGTATATCTATCGTAGCTCCAGATGTAACACTTGTTGCTTCAATTACAAAAGTCCATCCTTTAGCTCTTTCACAAGATACACTAGCTCCTGCTCCTGTTGTGGTAGCTCCGTTAAGTAAAGTCTTTTTTAATAAAGTAATCATATTCATTATAAGTTAAGATGTCATTTGCAATCCAGTCTGTCCACCCTCTAAAGTGAGTGTAGGTCTACGCTTAACAGTCAGCTTTTTAGTTCCTCTTCTCTTTGCTCTACCACTTTCACTTTCCACTTTAGTTACTACTTTAGTTGCTCTTGGTGTAGGGGGAGGTGGTGGTGGAGCTGGAGGAGGAGGTGGTGGAGGCATAGAAGGAGATGACATACACATGGCTAGTCTTTTGTTAAAATATTTTGTTGTAGCTGATCGTTATAAGTTTGTCTAAGAAATCTAATTACAGACACTTGTCCACTTTTAAACCAAACATCTTTTTCTGAGTTCGTCAAGTCAGGACATTTGTCAGGAAATAATTCCTCTAATCGTTTAACAACAGCCTCGCTTATAAGAGGCATTAGTTCATCTTCCATTATTCCGTGTCTCCAGTCCATATAAATATTGGTGTCATTTCTCCCACATAAGCTCCTGCTATATTAAAATCAAAATATTCTATAGCTTCATCCATATCCATTCCATCTCTAATTATAAGTATTTTTAAGATTCTTTCAATAGAATATACAACCAGTCCTCCGTGATATTCGTTACCTATAATCGCTTCATTAAACCCATCAGCTCTTAAAGGTTCACTCTCTTCAACTATCTTTATCATAACTTAAATCGTTAAGTTCCTGTGGTAGTTTACCTTTGACAATCTGATCCTTAGTCCAAAGAAAAGCACTTGCATTCCAAAGTATAGCACCTAAGTGATCCTCTGATTCATCCCCTTCGCTGATAGCTAACAAGTGTCTATTCATACTGTCGTAGAGTCTACTGAGAGGGAATCCGTTATGCCAGTTGTTGTCTCCGTACATTCTTCCTCCTTCTTCAAATCGTTTGGCAAGGGATCGAAGGGCGATTGGAGGAATAAGGCTGAATCGTCCCCGTCCAACATCCCCGTCACGCTTCGCACCAGTGGTATAATGTTCTTTCTTTCCAGAGTTTGGTAGTTCTTCGGTGTCCATAATTTTGTTATGTGTTTCTGTTTCTTGTTATATTCTTTCTTTCTTAGTAGTCTTGCCATCCAAGCGTTCATTAAGGCATCCTGTTCTGTCTGTCCTTTCTTCTCGTACAAAGCCACAACAGACTCCCAAGTGTATCCATTATCATCCAACCATCTCTGTGCTGCAACAGGACCAACACCTTTGACACCACTAAATCCATCTGTAGAATCTCCCATCAAGGTTTGCAGTAAATGAAAGTTGTTCGCTTCTTCTTCTGTTGGCTCATGGTATTCTTCTTTGTTGTAGTCGTAGAAGATCCCTGGCACTCCTTTGAAGTCTTTATCAATAGATACAATAACTCGCTTGTCTAATCTGTTAGGTCTTTCAGTAGCTAAGATACTTAGTATATCATCAGCTTCTATGTTAGCCCACAGTTGTGCATCCAATTCCTTGATCATCCATTCCTTCATAGGTTTCAAGATGATAGGTAGTACTGACTTTCTTCTGTTAGCTTTATAATCAGGGAATAGTTTCCTTCTGAAGTTTGCTCGATCACTCAACGCTAACACAACTTCATCAGCTTTCAGTAGATCACGGAATTGTTCTATCCTTCCTAGCACTCTTTCCTTTGCTACTGCCATGTCTGCGTGTACTGTCCAAAGCTCCTCTTCCCATTGAATGTTTTCTTGTGCGATGATCGAAGCTTCAAAAGCTAACACATCAGCGTCTATTAAGATTGTTGTTTTACTCATAGAATATGCTCCAGTTTTCTCTGTATTTTTGATACTTATTTCTTGTTGTTTGGTCTGCTGATAACCTAGTTGTCCGTCCTGTTATTTCTTCTATCGGTATTAAGAACCAAAGATGTTCAGGTTGTATAAAACAAGCAACAACATCAATGGCATCCTTGTTCAATTCTTTCTTTTTTAATGTTCTACCTGTGCTTGTAGATACATTGTAACTACTTTCTCGACTCTTACTGTTTGTTGCTTTAACTTGTATCTTTAAAGTACCAGCAGGACAAGTAACTAAGAAGTCCCAAGGCATAGGTGTTACAGGAGCGTGAGGTTCAAAGTTCCTTACCAAGCATTGGGTTATAAAATCTGACTCAGCTATTGCTCCTATCCTTATAGACGATGAAGAGGGCATATTTAAGTCATATGTATCATATAATTGTGCAAGCGACAAGTAGTAATCTTGTTCAAGTTCTAATGTGTCTCTGCCCATGAGTCTCCAATCTTGTACTCTCCGTCCATTGGACATCTAAGTTTTAACTCTTCACCTGCTGCTTTGATAGATCTCACTGCTAACTCTCCGTAAGTCTCTGCTAACTCAGGTTTTACTTCAGCTTGAAACTCATCGTGGATGTTACCTACAAAGGTGTACTCTCTACCGTGCTGCCATCCCATGTTCTGTAGCTTGTTGTACAACTTTATAAGTGCTACCTTCATAACCACAGCACCTGCTGATTGAAGTAACATATTGAGTGCAGAGTGAGAGCTTCTTGTTGGTAGTTGTCTGCCATCTAATCCTGTTAACACTCCTCCTCTTTCCACCTTCTCCTCTATTCTTGTCTTGAGTATTTTCAAAGCAGGTAAGTTGGAAAGGAATTTGTTTTTTAGTTTCACTCCTTCCTTTGCCCCTCCTCCTATGATCTCTCCTATCTTAACAGGTCCAGCTCCATAAAGAAAGCCATATATAAAAGTCTTAGCTTGGTCACGGGTCTTCAGATTGGCAGCTTTTTGATTAACAGTGTGGATGTCTCCTTCACATATATTCTTAGCGTACTCTCCACCATCCCAAGAAGCTAGGTAATGTGCAAGCATTCTCAACTCCAATCCACTTGCATCACACCCTACCAACTTATATCCTTTCTTAGCTATGAATAAGCTTCTGCACTCTTCACCGTAAGGCACTCGACAAGCAGGAACTTGGGCTAGGTTAGGTGATGAATGTGTACACCGTCCTGTCACCGCACCGTTTGTGTTGACTCTTCCGTGTATCCTGCCATCTTTTATAAGTTTAAGCCATCCAGACTTGCCGTCAGCTAATTGTCCTAGTCGCTTGACTACTAAGAGATACTCTAATAAAAGCTCGGCTGCTGGGTGGTTTATCTTTTTGAGAGTAGCCTCATCAATCTTGACAGTCTCTCCGTCATTACTGAGAGGCAGTTCAATACCCAACTCTTTAAAGCGTTCCTTTATTTGATGTCTACTACCAGGGTTAAAAGGTATAATCTCTTCTTTAACCTCTAGTGGTTTCGCATTCTTGATTAGGTTCTGCACCATCCCTCTACTCTTCAGCATCTTTTTAAGTTCTACTTTGGTAGGTGCTATAATAACTTCTATGCCGTCCTTGTGTTCAACCTCCAAAGAATATCCTTTCGGAGTCTTCATCTTTTTAACAGTAGGTTCAAACATACCTTGGAGCTTGTCGTTAAGACGGGCTGATGCTTGGTTTAGTTTCTGCTCTAACTCTTCTGCTTTTTCCACATCAAATTCAAAGCCACTCTTTTCTTGCTGTCTGATAATGTAGGCAAACCAATGCTCAATCCCTAACATTCTTTTACTTGGAAGCTTAGTCGAAAAGTGTTCATATAACATCTTGGTTACAAGGACATCACGCTCGCAGTACTTCTTCATCTCTTCATTGTAACTGTCCCAAGCATCCTCGTTCTCTCCGTATTCAAGCTTTAATATCTTACCCATACGCTTACCCCAAGCTTTCAAGCTATGGCTCCCTATAAATTCCTTATCGAAGTCCTTTCTTTTAAAATCATCTTCTCGAAGGTTAGGATAGATTACTCTGGAGAACACAAGTGTATCTTGCAGTTTTACCAAAGGTGGAGAGAAGTTGTAAAGCTTAGTCAAAGCAGGTATATCAAAACCTATTATGTTATGACCTACAATCTTGTCTGCTTTAGATAACATATTACATCCTTCTCTTACTCCTTCTCCACTAAAGGTTATCATCTTTGCAGCTACAGGATCGTACACACTCATGCAGTGTACAGTATGTAAGTCACTCAAGTTAGTGAAGTCCTCAATGCCGTTGGTTTCTATATCAAAGAATAGTATTTTCATAATTTTAAAATGGATCTTTACTTTTGAATTGGTTCTCATCTTCCATGTACCTACCACTGTCTTGATCGTAGAACAAGGTAGTAGCAAGTCCAGTTTCTCCTGAGAATCTATTCTTTAAAACCCTTACTTTTGTTTCGTTATTGTTTTCTTTTTGTTGATTTCTCTCGAGTCCTAGTACCATATCACTAAGTTGGGGTATAGAATGACTACCTCTGAGGTCTGATAATCTAGTAACACCACCCTCTTCATGTCCTCCACCATTCGGCGGTCTTCTAAGGTGAGATACTAACACCATTCCACATCCTGTTTCTTCGACAAGACTTCTAAGTTTGGTCATGGTATTATCGATTAACCTACGCTCATCATCCCCTGCTATACCACTAACCACAATAGATAGATGGTCTAAGAAGATCCACTTGCAACCAAGTCCTTTACACAGATACTTTATTTTGCTTAACAGATTATCTGACTCAGTACTTCCGAAGTGATCATAAGTGTAGAAGTTATTGTCTCCCATTGTCTCATCAAAAGCTTTACGCAACTCCTTCTCACTTAAATCATTCTCAAGGTGTAAGGGTTTGTTAAGGTGTATGCCCATGATGCCCAATGCCGTCCTTCTTACGGACTCTTCCAATGCTATATAGCCTACAGTTTCACCTAGTTTAAGGAGGTGGTGACAAACTTCACGACAGAACAAGGACTTCCCAATCCCTGAACCAGCACAAAGTGTCACCAATTCTCCCCTCCTCAAACCATGTGTCATGTTATTCAATGTGGCATAAGGATAAGGCTGACATTCAGAAGTATCCTCCTTAATAACAGCTTGCCATATATCCTCTCCACTTACTATTCCATCAGGTCTGTACTCTCTAGCTTGCCACAGACAGTTCACCAACTCCTCGCTACGCTTTGCCACTAACATATCATTAGCATCCTTTAGTGGTAATTCGGCTATGTATGCTTTACCAGGTGTCAACAAGGCAGCACATTTAGCTGCCCCATCTCTTCCTGGATCATCATTGTCAAAGCAGAAGATTACTTTCTCGAAAGACTCCAACCAATCAATCGCTTGGCTGACATATTTCTTTGCTCCTCCTGCTCCGTTAGGGACAGATACTACTGCCCACTTGTTACCGAAAGCTTGACTGACGCTTAACGCATCGATCTCCCCTTCACACACCACTACCCTTCTTCCACCACTACTCCAAAGGTGCTGTCCATATAGACCATACAGCTCCCCTTTGATTGCAAAAGTTTTATTAGCGTACCTAAGTTTCTGTGCCACTAAAGCACCGTTTCTTGATTTGTAGTTTGCTATGTGTACCTGTTCACCGTTCTCTGTACCGATATGGTATCCCCATTTTTGACAGGTCTCTTTGGTTAAGCATCTTCTGGCTATTTCAATTGGTTTACCAGTTATGAAGTTTGTATCTGTCACTACTTTCTTTTCTCCTTTACTTCGACTGTATGTATTGCAGCTGAAACACATTGTGCTTCCGTCTGCGTTGACTCCAACAGCGTCACTCGATCCACATTTATCACATTGCTGATGCGTTCTTGTGAAAGCCATGACTTTGGTATTTGTTTATGTGCATATAATATTCCTTTCTTTTCACACCACATCGCATAGGTAGTCTTACTCCCTTTACGAATCTTGTTGTATGCATTCTGGAACAATAACCTAATATCTAAATCAGGATGTTGCTCTTTGATTAACAAGTGTTTAGCCCTATCCTCACTGACCCATCTACCCTTGGTCTCTATTATGATTCCGTTAGGTAAGATGAAGTCAGGAGTGTAGGTACTAAGTCTCTTATACTCAATAACTAACGATTCGTATGTGTACTTTATTCCACATCGCTTTAATTGAGTTGCTATTCTCTCTTCAAAGCCAGACCTAAAAGTCTGCTGTGAGCGTGTCCTCTTCTTCGGCATCGAGTGCTTGGTCTAAGTTTTCACCTCCGTTGACATAACCTCCTTCAACCTCAGTGAATCCAAAAGATTCAGCTGCTTGTGCAGTTAGTTCTCCTTCTGCAAGTTCAATCACTTGCACTCCTAACAAATCCAAGCTCAACCCAACCCCAAGCAAAGAGGTGTGCCATGTTCTAGGACGGACACTTAATCTAATCTTTGAACCACCTCGTATGATTATGTCTCTGTCCCAAGGATTACCTTTTGAATCGAAGAGACCAAGAGAACGAGTAAAAGGTTTTCCAGTCTTTCGACTCACACCATTCACAGGTTTTAATTTTGCTTTCAATGTGTAGGTATCTCCTTCAAGTACTAAAGGTAATTCATAACTCTTTACCTTCTTGCCTAACTCTTCACTTTTTTCCAGTAAAGCTTCTTCTTGGAGTGGTTGTATTTTTTTAAGGATAGCATCCCCTTCTTCTTTTGTCAGTATAACACTGCAACTGTACTCCCCTTCAGGAATAAACTTTGTGCTAGGTGTGTTAACCCAAGGGTACTGAGCTATGCCTATCGGAGTAGTTATACTCTCCATCTTTGTTCTTGATTTAATCATATCTTATCTTGTTTCTATTGTTATTACTTTATGAGAATATATACTCACAGTCTTTCAGTGTGTTGACATCCAATGTGCCAAGGTCAGGACTGTCTTCCAGTGTAGATCCTCGTTGAGCTTCGACCTCGTCCTTAAATTTTTGAACAAGGTCATCGCTAAATTGTCGTTGGTAAATTTCTCTTAGGTCTCGGTGCATCTTCGGTGCGTTAGGGCTTTGAGTTGCAAAGCTATCATGTATACATGACATCGAGTAAGTGCTTTTGCAAGCTAATTCCATCATAACACTTGCGTCAAGGCTATGAATAAAGTTTGGAACTATTGCTCTTGCCATTCTTGTCTTGCATATTCCTTTCTGCTTGCTGTTAAAGTTTAAAACTGTGTGTTGCATATTGACTATGCTGTATAATTTTACAACTGTATGACTGTAAAGTGCTTGCACAATTTCCAAACCAAAAGGAGTAGTCCAACTTAACTTTTCCTCCTTACGAGCAACCTCTTTTAACCACCTCATTAGTTCTATATGTGGCTTGATTAGCTTGTTTGCTTCTTTGTTAATTAAGCTTGCCAAGTATATCATCGCTTCGTTGTAGTCTTGCTTGGAAAACGGTTGTCCTATTCCCTTCTTGAGCTTGGCAACAACAGCATCCTCAAGTGTGTCTTTACTAGTGTACCCATTCATCCCAAAAGGTTTACACATCACAATCTTCTTTGTAAAACTACGGTCAATACCAAACTTTAACCAGTCACCAGCCAAGCTGTTCTTACTCTTATCTTTTTGTAACTTTTGATACACCTGGTCAGCGATATTTTTATAAATGTCTTGAGGTTCAAGGTCAGGTACTAGGTTTGTAAGCTTACCACATTTATAATCTCTAGTTAAAAGGGATAGTATTTGAATGCCGTTACAACTAGCGTCCATATGAACTGGTAGTCTTGTTAAGTAGCCGAATCCTTCAGCTTTAAACTCTGCGTATTCAATACAGAAGTGAAGAAAAGCCCAAGGATCACTTGCATCCATCCACCATTTGAAAACTTTCGGTTCACTACCACATTCAACTATAGCTTTCTCGTTTTGTTTGACCCAATCTATACGCTCCTTAAAACTTCCTTTGACTCCGTATGTATTTGCTCCGTGGACACTTAACCATTCACTCTCCTTCTCGTTGTTAATCGGTACACCATCGTAAAACTCCAACACACTTCTGCCAAAGTCGCACGATTGTGGGTTAACATAACTAGGTATGCTGTACATCCTCCCTCTGTAGTCCAATTGATAAGGAAAGTAAAACTTGGTCCACATACTATACTTTTTTGCCAAGTTTAAAATCTTCAAGCATCTCATGCGTTGCTGGTTCGAGCGTATATTATAGTCG